TCATTATCGATTTCGGCCATAGTCATTCAAAACCCTCACTTCAGGTGTCTTAGATCTATTGTTTCTCTGGAAGTATCTATGCTTTCTAGCAAACTGTTCTACCTTCGGGTCTGCCCCTCCCTTAAGGAGAGACAGCGCCCGAGATTTAACCTCTGCAAGGTAGTAGGGAAAAATCGTGTCATCCATATCCGGAGTCGCACCATCAGACATAGTAAAGGATGGCAACTTGATACCAAGGACCAATGTCTTACTTGTCTGAAGAGTAGCCTCGACAGAAACATCATAACTGTCGAAACAAAGATACCTATCATCAAAGGATGTGTAATAATCAGGCATCTTGTTATTCAGGATTGGAAGAGAAATACCAGATGTCGGATCGGTAACAATGATTACTTCGGATGCAGTGGTATCCCTCGTAACAATTCTCTGAACAAATTCATCCGGTAGAACATAATCAATGAGCTTGTATTCAAGTTCCCCACCAGTCTCTGATACATTGTATCTCAACTCCTTGATCTCTGTAACGCTATTCGCGTCCATAAAGTTGGGTCTAGCGGAGTTGGAAAGACCAGTAACTGTAACCAACTCCGAGTGTTCCGGAAGATCGACAGTTGTAATTACATCATAGTAGACACTCCTACAGATATTAGCAATTTGGGTTGCTTCTACGGTATCAGCAATACCGTTTACCTCATCAGAGTCCATATCATTCAGGACATCCTGAACGATCTCCAATAGTGTCATTTTAGCTGTAGCCATTATTATCTAGCCCTATGTATTCTAGATGAAATCAAACTAATATCTCTAATATTACCAGTACCAGAAGGAAGAGAGGATTTAATTCTAGCACCATGAGAAGCCATATTTGCTGTTATATACACCAGTGAAGTTTCAGAAATAAACTGATTAGTTTTCAGCAACGGAATAGTCTTCTCTGCAAGGAGAGTACCATAAGTAGTTCCATCTGAAGAACCATACAAAGAGATATCAAGATAAGCCTGAGAGGCTGATACATTAACCAATTCAAAAGATAGCGTAATAGCCATTAAATCACCAACGGATACAAAAAGAAGAGTATCCGTACCCAACGTCATTAGGGTACTATCCACACCATTGAAAGTTACAGGAAGATTTGTTTCAACAGACTTTAAATTAAAGGGTATTGTTTTTTTAGTATTATCAAGTTGGAAGTATGTTGTACTCGTATACGTCGTATTTGTATAGTATCCCCAACCACTACCCGGAATATTAGAGAGGTTCTTCCAAGCACCAGAGGAACTACCATTGGCTACATAAACCTGATTTGAACTGGCAGTAGAAATACCCTTCGGTTCATGAATACCATCTGTATCAGTCAAAGCGGAATGTTGTACGTTAGCCATTTAAGTATCCTATATTAGTATCAACCGGGGGAACCATAAGTATTATTATACCATTTCTTTTTAAGGTGTCAAGGGGGAACCCCAAAAGATTCCCCCAAGACAAGTGTTATTAATCCTTCTCGATGTACTCGACAATAAGCTTACCCGTACCACCAGTCACTGTACCACCCTTTGTTGTGTAGATATACCCATCTACAGTAGCCGAAAAGTTGGTAAAGATACCAGACGAGGCAGCAGCAGCCGCACCATCACACAGAAGAGACTTCTGAGCAGCAAGGTTTGCCTGTGTAGCAAGAGTGCTTGTCAGGATAGCATCATCGTCGGTAAGCGTAGTACCGTCCTTCGAGGACAGACCAATCTTCAGTGTACCTGAAGTACCAGTCATCGCGGTCTTACCAATAAGGTAAGCACGAACAATCTGAGAGCCAGCCGGAATGAATGCCTCATGACCATCAGCAGCAGCCGAGATGTTTGTTGTATAGTCAAGATCCACTTCAAGAACCTTAACAGCACCCAAAGTAGCCAAACCAGCACCAGTCTGACCAGCTTCCGGGTTAGTGAAACGGACTTCAAGACCGTCCGAGTTTGTCCAATCAGCCATAATTTATCCTCCTATTACACAGCAGCGTTCGACAGAACGACAACAAGGTTCTCAGGACGGTACAGCTTCACGCCATAGCGGGCGGTTGTAACAAACTCTGTACGCTGGAAGTCCTTATTGTACTCAGTATCGACTTCCGGCATCTGTCTCCAAGCGCCGATGAACGGAACAACCGAAGCATCAGCAGAGAAGAACAGGTTCGCCTTAAATCCAGCGCAGTTGATCGCAGAACCGCTCTGATCACCAATCTTCACAGACTCTGTACCAATCGTAGCAACACGCTGCGAGGTGTACACATCGAAGCCGTAGACGTTACGGACGAAGCGCATACCCGTAGCAATGCCCGAAGACACAATGCCCTCGAACTGCGGGTTGTTAGACACGTTAGAGATGTTAGAGAGGGTTTCAACGAGGTAGGCCGCAGACGGATCGACAATAGCGACACGGTTGTTAGCCGACACGTTAGCCTTGTTCAGGGCAAGGTTAGCACGGGCGAAGTCAGCCAGCGTAATGCCGTTAGCCACCATCGTACCCGAAGCCGCACCCGAACCAGCGTAGCGATGGGCAACACCATTAATAGTGTTTGCATTGCCAGCGGTCTGACCAGACTGAAGACCAAGGACTGTTTCCTCGACATGCTCCATAATGGCTCTCTCCTGCTCCGGAACGAAGCGAGAAACAAGCTCATTCATGTAGAACATATCCTGCTCAGCCTTCTTCGTCACATAAGTACCCGAAGAGAGGTACTCAGTGATCTGGAAGGTGAACTGACCAGTGTCCAGAGGACGATACTTCACCGACTCATCTTCAGCGTAGTCATCAACATACGCCTGACCGATGGACGGGATCTTGAACGTATCGCCATCAGGGAACTCCTGAAGCCAGCGAACGTACTTCTGAGCCATAAGCTCATCACGCAGAATTTCCTTAAGCTCTCTCGACCACACTTCCGAGCGAGTAAGGAGGGTAGTATTACCAGTTGTCATACCCGACATATCTGATCTCCTTCATTGTTAAGATTAAGATTTGTAGAACTTATCCCCAAGTCTAGTACGATCCTGAAGCATCATGTTCTGGATCTTCGGGGAATAATAGAGACTCCTATTCTCCTTACGGAGCTTCTGATAATACTCAAAATCTCTTTCCTGAGAATTGGAGTTAAAGTTTTCACTGCGAACTGAAGATTGAGTTGTCATAGAAGTTACCTTCTTATTATTGTTATTAACCCCAACCAACTGGAAGAAAGCTGTCGGAGACTCCGCTGCAATTTCCTTAAGTCTTTCGAGCGACATATTAAGTTCTGCACTCTTCGCCTTAAGGATCTGACCGGCCTTATCACCGTACTGCTTCTCCATCTCTTCGTTTACAACAGAGAGATTCTGAGTAACAGTTCTGCTTCTTTCCTTCTCAGTAATTACCTTTTCTACAAGGGCTTCAATATCATCACTCGCTCTCTGAGTGGTATTCTCAGTATTAGAGGGACTAGGTGTACTGGAAGAAGGCTGTTCTGCCGTAGTCTCAGAAGCCTTGTTCATCTGCTCAAGGAGGGACTTAGCATAATCTTGCTTAGCAAGTTCTGCCCGAAGCTCATCAAGGGTCTTTGTAATCTCACCGATATGCCTATCAGCTTCGAGTTTACCCTTAGCAAGCGATTCGATATCCTTGAACTTCTTGCCTTCTCCAACCAACTGTGTTACATAAGAATCGTTTGTCTGATTATTAGTAATCTCAGTTGTTACAATTTCCGTTGTCGCGGAAGAAAAAACGTCAGTCATTTATAATACCTCTTGGTCTAGGTTAGAATTTGAGAATGTTAAGGACTTCTGTCAAAGCCCGATTATAACCATTTCTATCAGCTTGCTTATAAGCCCAACTCGGGTTGTCATAATCTTCCGATAGTGTTACTTCTTTAATCTTTGTTTTAAGGATGCTCTCCAGCTTTTCCAGAACATCTTTAGAAGAACTTACTTGTTTCTTGAAATCTTCCTGCTGGTCTTTCGGAAGATCCATAAACCAAATTGTTTTCATTAACTCAGAACTCCGTCCTTAAATCCCTTGTTCTGCTGCAATCATATTCTCTTCGTTAGCGATCAACTGAACTTCCTGCGCTGTCTTCTGAGTTTCATAGTTTTCATAGACAGAGATGTTCTCGCTAAACAGGTTCTTCTCACCAAGTTCTTCGGCAAGGATTCTGGCAAACTCCTTACCACTCATATGAGCAGCAACGGAGGGATCAGCCGATTTAATCTGCCAAAGCTGCTGAAGGTTCTGCAATCTCTGCGCTCTCTCAGCAAAGTGTCTTGCACCCATCGGAACAATCTTACCCTTCGCAGTAATATCTTCCTTCGTAATCGTCTGGAAGATCGTAGTCCCGATAGCTTCATCGAAGACACGGATAACATCAGAGGCATCCATATTGCGTCTAGCAGCCTCAAGCATAGCATTCAGGATAGGCTCTACGAAGATGCGCTCGAAGTGCTGGGTCTTGTTCTGAAAGATCCTACTGGCTGCATTCTGGAGGCTATTGATCTCGAAGGCTGTCTTTTCACCGGGGGTTCTGATACCCATAGCCTCTCTCGGAGCACCAGCAAGCTGTTCCATTCTATTCTCAAGAATGTTAATCTGGTTATCAGCGGTAAGAGCCGTACCAGCAGCATCAGACTGGAGGTAGGAGACATCACCTTCATCACCGCAGTAAATTCTAGACCCCGGCTGGAAGTCAAAGTCTTCAACATCACCCTTAATCTTAATAACCGGGAAGGCTACCTGATCGAATACGTCAGCGCGGAGGTTCTCAAGGTGGTCAATGCGGTACTGCATACCAACGAGATTGTCCAGTGGACCCATAGCGTACAAGTTATCGGGTCTTTCTCTCCAGCCGACATGGTAAATTGGGGAAGTACCAAGCCAAGAGGGGTTGGGAATATCGTGAAGAACGTAGGATCTGTCTACAACCTTAATGATTCTATTCTTCATCAGGGTATTTGTAGCCTTATCGTACATATCCCCGTAGAATGTCAGGATCTCAACGTAGTCTGATTCAT